CAGATCCAGCCAGACCGGATACTGCAGTTTTCGCCCGTTCAAAACTTCCACTACTTTTCTGGCTTCGCTCTGTATCTCCGCAACTGTCATGGCATAACTGTATTTATATGCTCCGGTTGGAATGTTATGTTTCTGACATCCGGAGTAATTTTTCTCAAAGCAGCTATCAATCACGTTTCCGGCTTCTGTGATCCGGAGTATTGCAAAGTCCATTCCGTAGTTTGCTACGGTATCCCAGTCGATTGCTCCCTGCCATGCCGAAACGTCTATTCCTTTTATTTCCATGTCCGTCTCCTTTCATAGGGAGAAAAGGGATGGTTTCTCATCCCCTATTCGTCTTTATTTGCCTGTTTTACAATCTGGTTCACATATGTAGAAAGACCAGCAATCAGGATTCCCTGTGTGATTGCTGTAAAGATTGCCATTGCAATATCCTGTCCGGTACCGCAGGTGCAGGTGGCAAACACATAGATCGTGCAGATTGCAATGCTGATTCCGCCAAGGATAAGCGGGATATACTTATCTTTTACTGCCTGTGCCTGTTTGAGTGCCATACCTACAAAATATAAGGCAATTGCTACTACGATGAGTTCCGGTTTTACATAATTTGTAATCTGTTCCATAGTCATTCTCCTTTTCTTTCCAGGTCTTCTATTCTATGATTCGCAACCTTAATCTGTTCCTCATGCACACTTATTTTTTCTTCCAGAGCATAAGTTCTTTTGATAAGGTTATTGTGTTCATTTACTCTTTTGGTTAGTTCTTCCAGCTTGTACTCCATAAGAGTTCGTGTCTTTTCCTGCTGTGCATTATTGCTGATCACGCATACAATTAATGTAACCGTCGCACTGATGCAGGCTGAAATGATTGTTTCCATTTCTTTTTCCTTTCTGGCAATTGCGCCGGCGCAATTTTAGATAAAATAAAAGAAGCCTCTCGGCTCCGCTCTGATTCTTCTCATAAATTTCTCCTAAACAAAAAGAGGACATTTCTGCCCTCTCTGCTTTTTAAATCGCATATTTCATGTGTGATGCTTTCACATCCTCATCCGCTACTTTGGCGTATATTGTTGTTGTATTTATATTGACATGCCCCAAAATCTTTTTACCTCTCTGCAGAAGATGTGTAGCAAGGGTATGTCGAAATAGATGTGGTGTCAATGGTCTATCCAGTTCGGCACGTTCCCCTATCAATCGAATGATTCTTTCAATCGCTTCTTTATTAATCTCCCACACCCTCTAATTTTACTCCGCAATTAGGGCAATATCCTTCAGCATCTTTAATTAAAATCTGCTCTTTACAATTTGAACATTTCATAAAACTATAAATATCGTCATTGACAAACATCCATCTTCCACCATGATTTTCTATAATCATTCTATATCCTGTATCTTTTACTTTTGCCATTTGTAACACCTCCGTTTCATATGTTACAACATATAACACAGCGAGCTATATGTGTCAATTATTTTTGGGATTAGAATTTTTGTTACCTAATTAAATTAACTAAAAACATTCTTTAGTTAATTATATCACTCTTTCTCCGATTTGCGCCGTCGCAATTTTAAAACGGTAATATGTCTTTCAGTGGCTCTGCTCTTATATTCTCTGGCAATTCATCATCTTCGGTATCTGCATATCGGCGGCAGTTGTATTCTGCGATATCTATATCCTTTTCAATATCTTCAAGACTTTTATCACTCTCGCCTTTTATGATTAGAATCAAGTCGAAGATGATGGACCAGAGTTTGCTTATGATCTGTAATTTTGTCATTTATTCTCCTCTGGCAAAGAAATGAGTTCCTGATATTCTTTATCTGTAAGTTTTCCACGTTCCTTTGCCTGTTCTACCATTTTCAGCCAATTTTCGTGGTTATACATTTTCTTCATTTTCAATAAAATTCTGTACATCTTCATCCTCCTCTGTTTCTTCTGGAATATAAACGTCTGTCATTGCTGCCAGATACTGAATTGTTACGTTCTGGTTTTCAATGATTTTTTTCTGCTTTTCTACGGTTGCTCTGAGGTTCTCGTCCTCTGCCGCTTCCGCAGGTGTCTGAGTCATTTTTCTTACTTCCATGTTCTTCACCCTTTCTTAACTGTTTTAAATATTTCTGAGTCCTTTGTTTTACTTTATACGAATTTCCTTTATCAGCATTATTTTCCCAGGAATTGTGATGTTCATCTACTTTTTCCGGTTCAAGTTCTCCTCTCTGTGATTTATGAACCATCCTCACAAGAGTTTTTCTTTCATGCTTTACACTATCTGAGTTAAGCGTCATGATTATCCTTCCTGTTTCTGTCAGCCGATAGTCGAATCCCAAAAATGTAAATCCTTTTTCAAGCGGTGTTATGTGTGATTTCTTTTCATTTGCTTCCAGCCCGTATATCTGCAATTGCTTCATTATCTCACTGAAAACTCTCTCAGCCTGTTTTCTTGTTTTAACAAGAATCCAGAAATCATCCATGTATCTGATATTGTATTTTACATGCAACTGTTCTTTGATGTAATGATCTAATGGATCCAGAAGTGAAATACCGGCAATCTGTACCATTTGAGATCCTGGATTGTATCCGGTTTCTCCTGCGTACTGGTCTCGTAAAACTCCACACGACATTTCTGTTGTATCCTTATCCGTCAGATTCCTTATTTGCCTTTCTACATCGCTGTGCCGCATGTTTAGGTAGTATCCATGTATGTCAACCTGAACTATCCATCCTTTTGTGCCGTATCTGCAGTAATAATTCCATAGATATTTTTTAACCAGTGTTCTTGCAAAGTCTGTTCCCTTTCCTGTCTGGCAGGCACAATTTGAATAAGTGAATCTCTTTGTCATTTGAGGATAAAGAGAATTGTCATTAATGCTCCTTTGATATACCCGATCCTTAAACGGAATGCTGAGAGCTTCCCGGCGTTTCGGATATGTTATCAATACCGTTTTAGGTTTTCCATTCTTCCATGTCCCGTCCTGATGCTGATGTTTCATCCGGAGTATATTTTCTTCTCCATTTAACAAAAACGACTTAACTGATGGTTTCCATGTTACTCCATTCTTACATTTCAGCATTGATTCGTATAAACTATCATAGCTTGTTATGTGGTCTTTCATCTTTTGTGCTTCCGCAGTTTCTCAGTGCTGGCAGGCTTATGTAAGTCACGCACTGTCTCTTTCGATTATCCGCGGTATTGTTTAGGCTTATGCCAGGGATTTCGGCTCCTTGTCTATATCTTCAAGGCGATCATTGCTATGCAATAACCATAATGTTTTTAGGAAGACAATCGGGGCATACGCATTCGAGTTCCATGCGTTCGTGTTGTTGACGTTGCCACTGGTGTTCACATTCATGACGTTGTTAGCGTTGCCACGGTTAGCTGAACGAGAAAACACATTCTGAGGTGATAGCCTACGTCCCATATTTTTTATGAGTACCGGTCTACATCAGACTCTCGCCATTTCTTGATGTAGTTCCTAACTTTGAGCGTCTGTTCTGACCAGTATTCTATCCTTTTGCCTTTCAGGTGAAAGAGAGGGTGCGCAAGCCCGATCAGTGCAAGTAAGTTGTTACAATCCAGAATCGCCTGACGCTGCAGTTTGCTTCTCCAGGCCCATAGCTCTTTCTTATTCTTTTCTGTTACCCGGATATTGTTTGCGGTCCAGGCATTTATATAAATGTCTTTCGCTGTCCGGATGATATCGTCCGTGAGCGCAGATTGATATTCCGGAAGAAATACCTTTTTATTCTTGCAGATCTGAATCGTGTAGACCGCCAGCTCTCTTGCGTACCATACTGCATTTAACTGTCTATTCTGCGGTGTGTCCGGTACATTTCTCTCACCTGCTTTAACTGCCATTTCTTTTCCTTTCTATCCCTGCATCCGTGGGTGCAGGGATTATTTGATTGCTGATTATACGACGACAAGCGGGGCATACGCATTCGAGTTCCATGCGCCCGTGCTGAGGACGCTGCCACTGGTGTTCACATTCATGACGTGGTTAGCGTAGCCACGGTTAGCTGAACGAGAAAACACATTCTGAGGTGATGTGTGGTTCGCAGCTGAATATCTAATCATAATCGGATAGGTTTTCCATGGTTCAATTGGTGTTTTGGAATTTGTTCTCCGCTGCCAGTATTCGTGAACTGTTCCCTCCTCTTTGCTCATGTTGACATTCATCTGAGACATGGATGCAAGGAACACTCTGTCGTATGTGATATCTGTCACGCCGCCATCATTGACCGTGTTCGCAAGTGTAGTTACTTTGACCGTCTTTAATGCTGCCAGCATATCCGCAGGCATTCCGCAGAGGAAACCGTCTTTTGTGGCTAACTGGCTCGGTGCAATATCCCAGTCGTCCTGTTTTGTCCACCATTTGCCCTTTGGTTGTGTTGAATTGAGCCACTGACGGGCCGCTGAGTATTTCCAGCGATTCCATCCGTATGCTGATTCCTGCATACTGTTAAGATTTCCGTTTCTGGTTGTGTGCTGCATGGTTCCCAGATCTGTTCCGTCTGATCCGGATGTAACTGCCACGGTTTCAATTGTGGCGATCCCGTCTGCAGCATAAGAGGTTGCTTTCCAGTTGCTCGGCGCAACGTCCGGCATCTGTGTGAATCCATATACTGATCCGCCTGCAGGTACGGCCTTGGTCAAAGTAAACTGCCAGTATGTGTCTGCTTTTGCATTATTTCCCCAATCCTTTTCTAATTTGAGGTGATAAGTTCCTGCTGCCAGTCCATCCGGACAACGCAAGAATGCACGGTTGCTAAACTGTAATCCAAATGGGGTTGTGTAATGCGCTTCCAGGAATGTTCCTGGAATGACTTCTCCGTCCTCCAGTTCTACATTTTCAAAATGTGTAACCTGCCACGGGAAATCATATTCCTGGCCGGCGGCAGTATCTGTCCATTTCTCAAGAATCTGGTCTCCGAAATCAAAAATTTTCTGAGCGTACCCATTTCTGGAAAGTCCGCTGATCTGGTCCCACGTTGATATGTTTTCCAGGTTTGCTGCCTGTGTAAATGCCATTGTCTGCAATGCCTGTGAAATTTCTTTCATAGTGCTTTCGCGCGGGAAATTAATGAGTGTCTGGTCTCCTGTTGCCATTTCTGTTCCTCCTTTATTTACAATCTCTAGTTATTCTGTATAGACAATATCAAGTCCGCCGTCTTCACTATTTATTGCCAAAGTTATATGTTGCGTCTGAGCAATCAGCGCATCTGTTGCGGACTTGGCGGCAGCCGCCTGGTCTTTAGCAGCTTTTGTAGCGGTATTTGCATTTGTTGCCGCTGTTTCAGCTGTAGTCGTGGCAGTTTTGACAGCTTCTAAGGATTTTCCAATTTCTGTGCTTAAATTTGCCGCGTCCGAAATCGTTTTTTTGAGTGTCGTATCCTTTGCAGTTGCATCCGCAATTGTCTTGTTCAGATTATCTTTCGCTGTCTTTATGTTTACATCAAATCTTCCAATCTCCTGATTGGTATGTTCTGTAATTCCTTGCTGTGCTTCTAATTCTTTCAGTGCAATATAATCTTCTGTCTGGCTCTTTACTTTCTTTACGGATGTCTCCTGCTGACTGATTATAGTCTGTATCGCCTGTTTCCTTGTCTTATCAATTTCTGTCTGAGCCAAAGTGACCGATTTGGTCACTTTTTCATCAAATCCGGCGATCTGTGCATTGATATTCTGTTCAGACTCTGATGCTGCCTTTCTGGACTGCTCTGCGCTCTGGGCGTAGCCTGCGGCACTGTCTCTGCTATTCTCAGCTTCCTGCGCTGCTTGCACAGTGTTGGAATGTAACTGCTGTATATCCGTGTGAGCTGATTCTATTTCCTGCTGGGACTGCTCTACTACTGCTCTGGATGTCTCAACCTGTTCGGCTTTATTAATTACATCATCATGGGCTGCGATATATTCCGGTGTCATATCTCCTGGAAGGGCTATCATCTGCCAATGTTCTGAATTATGACCCGGATCAGGAGCGATTCCTGTGATTGTTGTCTCCAGTTCTGCCAGGCAGAAGTATGAGCCACCCTGATATGAAACTGCATCAAGATATTCGTAGGCAGCTGAAGAATCATATTCCCCTCTCGGATTTAAGGCAACATTCCCCAAATCGGTTTCTATGTAGTTATTTTCTGTATTCATTTTATCCTCCTGTCACATTTTCAGTCTGTACTTCAGACGTGATCCGGTTCTTTGAAACCGAACCTTATCAACTGCTGGATCTGAATACAGTTTTAATTTGCCTGTCGCAACTCTAAATGCAGCAAAAAAGACATTTCCTGTTTCTCCTTTCAGATCAGCTTTTTTCTGGCGGATGTAACTATCAATGTCTTTCTTTCCATTTTCCACTCTGCCCGAAATAGATGCAGTCTCTTTCTTTGCCTGTTCAGCGTAATATTTTGCATTATCTGTATCGCGCTCTGGATAACTTTCATGTCCATGTGCCCAGGTTTCTGCCTGTTTTTGTGCCATCTCCGCTTTTTCAGCTGCTGCATTCACAGTTTCAATGGTCTCTCTGAAAAGTTCCGGCTTTTCCGGTGTTCCGGGAATTTCTGGCTTAGGTCTTGCTTTTACTGGAATTGTTATTTTATATTCCGTATTTCCAGATCCATTTCCAGCCAAATATACAAATGCATATATTTTATAATTCTGATCATTTTCCTCGTTTTCCAGCATAGCATCCGGAATTGGAACGTCTATTACGGAATCTCTTACTGTCCCGATTCTTGTTACAGATGTTCCACCTGTTTCTTCCAGCGAGAAATGCATTTCTACTGCCCTTGGAAGATTTAAGCCCTGAATCCGAAGAATCTGTCCGTAATCATACTGCCACGCTGTTTCGGCCCGAATATTTGTTTCTGTTTCTGAAAAAACAGCAGTGATTATATTATTCCTCTTCTGCCTCCCTCTTTAGCAAATTCCATTCTTTTTCCGTGATAATATCCAACGCCCATTCTTTCGGGATGTATAGTTTCATTCTTTTATTGATTTTATTTTTTCTGTAATATCTGTTCCAGAAGTAAGCATTCGCCAGTGCTCTTGCTTTGTGCATAATGCAAATATATGTTGCCCGTGCATCGGGCGTGCCAAATATCTGGTAATTGTATGCAGTGCACCAGCTGCATCCCTCTGCGATAGGGCAGTTAAAGCACTCGTCTGTGCTCTGTGTTCTCCTGTCAATTTTTTTCAAACGCTCTACGCGGCATCTGTCGCATTCCGTCTGACAGATTCCGGAATCTACATCTCCGATCGAATAAGGTTCCTGTTGATTTCCCAGAGAACTTTCCATATACCGCAAACATGGATATATGATGCCATCTGGGTCAACTGCCAGCATAACACCATTCCCGCCGCACCAATTTTCAAGATCATCCTCCTGCTTTGGATGGAAGAACTCCTCTTCAAACAGCGAACAATAATAATCATTTTCGAAATCCATATTGTTTTCCAGGATGTAGTCTGCGAGACGCTTCATTTCGTTATATAGGACGGTTGCATGAATTGGCTTCCATCCGTCCTCGTATACACAGTTCGCGTTGATTTCATTGTATCCCAGCTCGAACATATGAATAATTGCATCGTATGTATGCATTACATTAGCCGGTGCAATGGTGATCTTCGAACCCATGTAATTCCCTTTGTCCATCCAATCTTTTGCCGCGGATACTGCCAAGTCATACGAAGGGCTTCCATCTGGGAATATGCGGCAAGAATCATGCAGTTCTTGATTCCCGTCAACTGTGACTGAGAAAGACAATCTGTTCTTCCATTTATCAAGCACTTTCCTGACCTCTGGATCATGATATAATGTTCCGTTTGAACATATAGAGAACATCGTCTTATCAAGCCACGGATGATTAAGTTCTATCATTCTACCAATTGCATATGAGCATATCTGGTCTATTAATTTTGCTTCCAATAATGGCTCACCGCCAATGAAATCAATGATTAATCCTGGAGATTTATGGGGGTTGATATAATCTTTCATCCCTTTTTCTCCGGTTAACAGTAAATCTATCATTTTCTCAGCCGTTTCAAGGCTCATTTTGCGTTTTCCTTTTTTAATCTGATAGCAGTATGTGCACGCCAGATTGCAGTCATCAGTCACCTGGAAGGTGACTGTTTGTGTTAAGATTCTTTCTTTTTCATCTGCCTGATGAAGTTCCGGATATAATCTACTTAATTGTTCCGTGTACTGCTCAGTTCTTTTCATTTTCAACACCTTCGATTTCGCAATTGCACATTATGCTAATTTCAAGTTTTGTCGAATTGTTCGGAAGCATCCAATTATATTTATGCTTCTTTATTGCTCCCGGTATATACAACTTTTCAATTTCCTGAACTGCCAGTTTGTACTCCGCTTCCAGCTCTGCTCCTTTTTTTTGATATGCTTTAAATGCTTCGGAATTGATCACATCCGGATCGTTCGGATGTGATTCAATGATTCTCTGGATAACATCTTTTGCAAATCCCAGTTCAAAGTTTAATCTTTCAATGTATTCTGCTTTTTCTCTTTCGATTTCTACAATTATCTTTCTCATAGTTTCTCCCTTCTTTAGATTGCTCCAAGTTTTATTGTGATCACACTTCCTCTGTCTGACAGATCCTCTGTAATCACGTCCACTTTCCATCCTGGGAAGTCCCTTTTTGTTTTTCCAACAGTCAACGTAAACTCCGAATCGTTTCCGTCTGATAATTTTTTCTTAACTGATTCAAAAGTTTCATTCTCTCCTACGTACATGGTGATGAGGCTGTTGTAGCTTAATTCATTTCCTTTTCCATCCTTAAATTTTTCAAATGAGAACGAATTGTTCATCCCTGCTATTTCTATTTCCTGTTTATTTTTTAAAACTAACTTCATTTTTTCCTCCTATTTTTCAAAATGACCGAGTCGGTCATTTTACTGTAGATGAAACTTGCCCATAGCATGTATCTTTACATGTGTTTCCGCAATTAGTAGAACAATTTGACGAGCATGAAGTACTGCATCCTCCGCAAATCGTAGAACAGCTATTTGAGCACGATTCCGCGCATCCTCCCATACATGAAGATGTGCATTCGGATCCGCATGAACTTCCGCACGAACTGCAACCAGAGCATCCGGTGCATGATGTCGAACATGATGCTGTGCATCTGTTGTCGCATCCGGTACAGTACCCCGAACATGTTCCGGAGCATCCCGAACAATCGTACGAACAGCTGTAGCCGCATCCGGTACAATTATTTTTGCAGCTACCTGAACAGTCATCTGCACATGTTGCAAAGCAAGTGCCTCCACATTCGTTTGTACAGTCTGCGCAAGTCTGCGCACAATTTGTCGTGCAGGTCTGGAAGCAATCCGTTTTGCAGCCACCCGAACAGTCATCTGCACATGTCGCCTGGCAACCCGTACATTCATCCTCGCATGCTCTATTGCATTGCCTGTCGCAATTTCCACTGCATCCGGTTTTGCAACTAGTCGAGCATGCGGTTCCGCATGAGCTTCCGCAATTTCCTTTCGTTGTGTTCTGGCAACTTGTCGCGCACTGAGTTCCGCAACTAGATGTACAAGCCCTTTCGCATTCCTCCTTTTAAGCTTTTATTGATGTAGTGCATCCTGCACCGCATGTATGTGTACAGCCGTTCGAGCAACCACCTGTGCAGCCGCCACAGCCGCCTGAACAGCCATCTGAGCACTGTTTTCCACATGTAGTGCTGCAGTTTCCAGAGCACGAAGCGCACCCCATGCAGGTAGATGCACAGGCCAGTTCGCATAGACCTGTGCAATTCCCTCTGCACCCCGATACCTTTGCATCTTTCTGTATGTTCAGCATTTTGTCTGCGAAATTTTCTGCTTTTTCCAATGTCATTTCAAGTGCAGTTCTTTCTTTTTTCAGACTGTTATCTGGCAGGAAATCGTTGATTTCTAAAAGCGGATCAACGATTTTTTGAATATGCTCATCTGAAATCTGTTTTCCATTCTGCGGCATGATACTAAAATCATATTCCTGTGATGCATATTTCTTCAGCGATCCTCCCATTTGTTCTGCCGTTCTGCCCATCATTGTTTTTTTTACTTTTTCTTTGATTCGTTTCAAAGATTCAGCTGTTATGATCCTTATTTTTTCTCCTATACTGCTGACACTGACGTGTAAGCCGGATTCACGAGCATATAGTCAATTGTTACTGTTTCCATTATTGTTGTTTTTAAAATCGACGCTTCGATGTGCATTTTCGTACCTTTTTTCACTTCCCCAAAGTCTACGATAGTTCCCAAAATCTTATATTTATTATTTCCGTCAAACATACTTGGCGAAATGCGGATTTCTTTAATAACATCTCCCGTAGATGATCCTTTTCTGATTTTTACAGATATAACAGAATCTGTTTTTGTTGTATCCGAAATCTTCATTCGAATCATAACTGAATATGTTCCTATTTTCAGCGCAAGGCTTTTTGAGAATAACATTGTTTCTGATATAGAGCTTGCATTTTTGCTCAGAACAGGGTATTCTGCTTCTTCATCATTAATCGTAGCTTCCGTCGAAAGGTTTGTCCCTCCGACATAAATTCCACCGGCATTCTCTACTTTTGCAAGAGTTTCATCGACCTTGTCCATCATGTCTGCGAAATCTTTCACGTTGAAGAAATCATCATCCTCCGGTTTTGGGAATCCATAATTAGTTGTTTTCTGCAAATGTTACCTCCTCATTCCGCAGCTGGTAATATGTCTTTTCTTTTAGCTGCTTATATGTATAAGGTTTGTACTTTTTATACTGATTGTATCTAAGAGTTATTTCTAGCAAATAATCAAGCGGAACCATCTGTTCAAACAGATCTTCTACTCCCTTGATCATATACTTTCGCGTCACTTCAACCTGACATGATACCTGTTTTTTATCCAGTTCAATGTCCAGTATATAGTTTTCTCTTCCAAGCACTGCGTCCAGTTTCTGGCGTAGTGTTGTTTCTGTGTATACAGGGCTGGACCACCACCTCAGCAGCACTTCCACTTTTCGGTCTTCCAGGCTGGCGGTATCCAATGGTTGAATCCCGAGGATCTTTTCTCTGTGCTGTATTCCCGATTCTTCAGCTGTTTTGATCGTAATATTGTGGTCGATCTCCTCCAGATAATCCTCAAGGATCCTTCCGACGTTGTCCCCTGCATCAATGCATGCTTTTATTTCTCTTATATCTATTACAACATCCGGATACTCCACATTTATATGCATGTGATATCCCCCTTTATCGGCACGGTTCCATCTGTTATCTGTAAATTCTCCGCTTTCCCATTGATTTTGGTGTCTGCCACATCAATGATTCCTTTGATATTTACAACTGCCGCCTCGATTTGTAGTATTCTCACGATGATTGTTTCTTTATTTTCCCATTCTTTTCTCAGGTTTAGTAAATATTCATCAATAGTCTGGTTAATATAGCTTTTCAGAGCTTCAGCGGTATATCCGGATTCGCATGTGATTGTTGTCTCTATATTTACGCTAGTTTCTTCTACGCCAGTGATCGTCACCCTATGCCCGATGGGTGCAAATCCCTCACCTTCTCCGCTGTTTACAATCGGATCAACAGCTGTCTGAGTTGCAGTTATAACATCCTGTGACGGCTTTCTGTAATCCTGCCCTATGATAGTTATAGCAATTCTGTCTGATGGTGTCTTTACACGTTTCAGCTTGCATCCATATACACCGCTTAACTCTTTTATACGGCTTTTATAATATTCGCGATTTCCTGCAAACCCTCTGTAATTATATGTCGCAAGCAATCTCGCGCGATAGCTTTCTGTCTCTTCCTGATTTTTTCCTTCTAACGTGCACTTAATAATTCTTCCCCATTCAAAATTATCTACGTATCCGATCGGGTCAAGGTCTCCCATTATGTGATTCGGTTCTGCGCCCGGGCTATCACAGCCAAGCCGGTATGTGTGTTCTTTTTCATCAATCACGTTGTATACTGTGTAATTGTATTCGTCGAGATTCCAGCGCGATCCAAGTGGTACTTCGCAGTTAAATTGAGCAGTCATTTCTGCATATGTTGCCTGGTTAATATAACATCCTCTGTCGTTTCCATTCCTGATCAAGTGTTCCAAGTCCGCCGTGTCTGCATACATATTCTGTTCTATTCCAGCAAGCATCAGATAAGCTTCCTCAAGTCTTACCGCCTGTTTTGCGCATGCGTTAAATATCAAGCTGCCTTCTGATGTATCAATGTCGTCTGGCATGTCCTTCATCATTGATCGCATGATTGCTTCGTATGTCATTTCTTCAAACCTCTGCATTCACCTCCCCGTCTCCAAGCTCTGTTATCAATCGAAATGAAACCGTTACTTTTCCTTCGTCTTTTGTGCACGTAAAATTTTCAATTCCCGTTATGTACGGATTTTCTGTCAGGCACTCCTCTGTCATCCGTTCCAGTTCGGAATCTGTCAGTTCTTTTGAGTAGCTTTTTCCGATAAGTTCTTCATATTCCTGTCCATAGTCCTCTGAATAAATATAGTATCTATATCTTGGCGTTTTTAATGCCAGCCATACCCACACAAGAAGTGCATCGTATCCTTCCACTATCTTTCCGGAAAGCTGGCCGGTTTCAAAATTGATTCCATATTCCCGTGGAATATATAAATTTTCTTCTTTCTCATCATCTTCTTCGTTGTCCACGAACGGAAACATCATTCTGGCACCACCACCTTTGCTATCACCACATATTTTTCATGTTTATTAAGTTTTATAAGAAGGACTCTGTCTCCTTCCTGTAGAATATTTTTCTTGTATTCTTCCAGTGTTGCATTATGTGAAGAATCCGTCATATATTCTGCTGATTGTGGCTTCGAATTATGTATGAATATTTTCTTCTTATTGTCCAATCTTAGATTACAATTTATTAGATAATCATTTTTGTCCAGCGTCATGGTATCTATTTTGATCTTTCCCGCATCCATCATAATTCCCAGTTGAGGCGGCTGAGCATTGTAATATCGCCCAGCTCTTCTCATTTGCTCTACGTAACGTTCGTATATGTTTATAGACCTTTGTATCTTCCTCCGTTAACAGCTGCTGTCACTTTCTTCCCTTTCCATTGGCTTACATTGAGCAATGCTCCAGAATTTGAGTAATCGCTTCCACCCATGCTCTCCCATTCTATGATTGACCATCCAGAAGCAGGGTAGTCCTGCCAATGTCCATAAACACTGCCGCTGCTGTCTCCTGCATTCTTTTCATCTGCAACAAGGCAATTCAGTTTTATCCCACCTTCCAGTGTAAAACTTATAAGGTCGCCACAAGAGCCAAAGTATGATCCCACAGCAACAAGATAATAACCATCTATAGTCGCTATGCCATGATCGCTTGCTCGTCCTTTCGCATTCCATATATCTGCAACCCTTCTTTGCATAGAATCACCATTCCATCGGTTATACCAATATGGATAAATCGTATAATCCCATGGACATATGCCGGATTGTTGCAGTCCCGCCGGTATTGGTTTCGATGTCCCAGATATTACTGAGTCATTTCCTGTCGATATTGTTGTAGCAGGATAGTCGATATAGCAAAATCCATATACATCACTTCTTCGGTTCCCGTACTGTTTTTTCGCTGCTAAGCCTCCTGCCGCTCCACTAGTGTTACCTTCGATCGACACGTAATCATTTATTCCTGATCCGGAAACACTCTCTACTAGACCTATGTGACTTCCTCCTCCTGGTCCGTAAACTACTAAAGCTCCAACTTTTGGCACTGTCCCGAATTTTCCTCTGGCTTGATACCATTCTGTTACCTCGGAACAACTAGCTGTTTTTCCACCGCCCATAAACAAATTTCCGTGGCCAGATTTGTTAAAAACTGACCATTGGAAAATACAACACCATGCAACTCCGTTGTATCCATAGTACTGTGTAGCCTCATTTGTACTCCCTGATATTCCAATCCAGGCTCTTGCCTGATTCAGTACATCCTCTAATGCGCTGCTTGTCCCTGATCCAAAAGAACCTTCAGATGTTTTCTGTTCTTCGTCCTCTTCCTGGACGTCCATAATATTTTTAAAAGCCAGTTCCAGTTTTGTGGTGTATAAACCGCCACTCCATTCATGGCTGTCATTTTCTATCCAGAATTTTCCCTTTAGTCCGGTTCTGGAATCTTCTATGATCACTCCTAATCCAGAGATGCATCTGCAGTCTCCTATCATTGTCAGACTTGATGTTTTATCAATCCCATGAAGTTCTGTCTTCGCTTCTGCTTTTCCATTTCCCGAATCTACAGATATAGAATTTTGGAAGATTCCGAATTTATCAGCCCACTTTGAATTACTTATGCTTCCTATCTTTCTATTATCCGAATTGTATATGTATACTCGGTTTACCATACTGTCAATGTTTTCAGAATAAGAGGATTCTACAATTCTTTCCCCCTGGCAAATGTGGAAATTGGGGATAACTTTTCCTTTTTGTATAACTTCCAGCTTATCTCTGTTCATCTGGGCTATATATGGCTTTTTATTCTTCCTGTACGCTTTTGTATATGCAGCCATGATGATTTCATAATACGACCTTTCCTGAAAGAATATTTTAGGAATATTAATTTTAGTTTTAGCCAGATTTCCAGTCTTTACTTTTACGTCCTTACATACCAAAGATGTAATCTTTTCAGGCGTCTTGTTGGCAAATTTGTAGGTTCCCGACGATCTGAGTAAATGAATCATTCCGTCCTGTGCGGTATACGAAAGTTCCCCTGCCTCTGATCTTCTTTCCCTGCATGTTACCATCCCAATGAATTTTGTCTTTTTATCATCCGGATATCCCGGGTAAAATGTTATTTTATCTCCCAGTTTAATTCCCAGATTCTTTACGTTTTTATCATTTGGACTATACGCAACATTAAACACTACTGATCTGGCCGCTTGTTTTGCGCTTCCCGACCAGCTTACTGATGTAACGTATCCGGTTATATTCGTATCTTTCCAATTCAGTTTCATGGGATCACCAGTTTCGTTCCATTGTAGAGCCACCAGCCTTTCACTCCATTGTGCGAGCTGCTCGTGTGGCCATGTTTCTTTGCTTCTTTTTCTATTACCGTTTTATTCGCATTATATATCTTGCTGCTATAGCTTCCTGAACCGTAATATTTCTTCGCAATGCTCCGAAGCGTTTCCTTGCCTGATACCGTATGTGTCTTCTTTTTCGATTTATTGTCTGGCCGGTTATTCTCCTTCTCTGGTTTCTTTTTATCTGATTCGATCGGTTCAAGAACAGCTTTTGCCGGCTTAGTGTACCTAGGTGGTCTGTAATCGTCCATGGTAAGTGAGTATTTTATATCCCCAGTTCCATCTTCTTCCCCGAACTGAAATGATTTTATGATTACTTTTTTATTCAGTTTTGTTTTCGTGACAATAAACTGGATAGGTGTTTCCTGCCATTTAAGAATTTCTTTTACATATTCCCACGGATTTCTGTCTTTTGCATAATCTGCAAAGGGATAATCATTTTCCGGAAAAAAGGACTCGAATGCATATGTCTTGAGTCCCTTTTTCCCAAGAATTGTTACATCCCCTTTTGTCTGCACATTTACTGTCTGATGCGTATTTTCGAATGTCACGCTAAATGATTCAGGTCTGATTGGAAGCTGGATTGATTTATTTCCATTTTTTAACCAATATTCCATATTGCCTCCTACGCTGTTTGTGGCATGTTGTCACTTGCCTCTTCGATTTTTCTTATAATCGCTTCTGCTATTTTATCAATATCAGTTTCTTCTCTCACTACGATACTGTCTGCAAGCTTCGCAATCTTGACTGAAAAGTTCTTTCTTGCTTCCTGTCGCGCTATCTGTACGGATTCGTCATGCGGATATACCCTGCTTCCAGATGGAAGATCTACAATCTCTCCACCTCTTTCACTAATCTGTACGATACCTCCCTGCCAGTTATCTGTGCCTTTCGCAAGAGTTGGAATTTGTGGTATGTTAAGGCCCTCCCAGCCTTTTCCTCCTATTCCGGGTACCCACTCAGGAACTGTAAAATGAATTGAATTAATCTTGCTGATCGCTCCATTGACGATTGATATCACAGCATTAATTGGAACTTTTACCATATCAGCCAGTCCTGAGAATGCAGTTCCTACAAACTCCTTGCATCCATTCCATACAGATTCCCAGTCTGTTTTAAACACACCGCTCAAAAAGGAGATAATTCCTTCGAACATAGTGAGTAACGCATCAATGGCAACTCCAATCGTATCAAATGTTCCGACGATAAATTCTCCGGCGAAATTAAAGATTTCTTCGACTACCGGTCCGAATGTCTCTTTCAGGTATGATGCTATTTTTTCCACAAATTCTATGAACGGTTCTAATTGCGGTTTTACTGTCTGCCAGAATTCCACAAATCTATCCCCTATCTTCTGCAAAATAGGTGCGATTCTGTCCCAGTTTTTATAGATCAGCAGAGCCGTTGCTGCCACTGCCGCTGCCGCAATCCCAAACGGGCCGGTCATAACTTTTGCAAGCCCGGAAAACCCGGATGCTCCGGTCAATTTTTTTAACACACTACCGATTTTGCCCGTATCAGAAACTAATGTTCCAATTCCGGTAGATACTTTCCCAAACCCCAGTAAACCTGGCCCTGCTGCTGCCGCTACTGCTGCAAATTTGACTATCGTCTTCTGGGTTGCCGGCCCTAATTTATTCCATTTGTCCGTAAATTTCTGTATGGCATTAATCCCTTTTGTGACATACGGAATCAACTGGTTTCCAATTGGTTGCAGCACATCTACCTGTATCGTTCTCCAAAGTCCTCCCAGAGCGCCTGATAATGTATCGTATTTTACATTTGCCAGTTCTTCGACAGATTCTCTACTTTTATCTATTGCGTCGCTGGCAGTTGACATTGAGGTTATGACCTGTGGTCCCAGATCTTCCCACATAGTTCCGAATAAGTTAACACCGGCTGTGCTTTGCGCTACAGGATCATCCATGGAAGCAAGTCCTTTTATCACTTCATTGAATGCTTCCTTTGCGGTATCTCCTCCGGCTCCAAATTTCTCTGCCATTTTCGCTGCATCCATTCCAAGAGCTTCAAATCCCTGCTTTGTCGTATCTGAACCATCTATTGCTCTTATAGAGAATTCTTTTACAGCATCTCCGACTTTATCCAGATTAAAAGCGCCATTCTGAGCGCCATTGGCAAATATGGAAAACATATCTTCTGCATCCAGTCCAAGTTTCTTAAACTGCACTGAATATTCATTAATGCTGTCTATCATTTCCCCGGAATAGTCCATTCCTGACTGTGCTCCCTGGGTGATCAGGTTAAAAGCTTCTCTTGCAGATACACCGTAATTTTTTATCAGGGTATCTGCAGCTCTGGTGCTTTCCGCAACGTCATATCCGAATGTGTCTGAAAGAGTATAGGCGTATTCCGTGCATCTCTGCAGAGCCGAATCATCCAGGTAAGACATGTTCTGATTAACAGTTGCCATGGCTTCTGCGACATCATTTATTGATTCACCGAAATTATCTTTATAGACATTGTTGATCATGTCTTTATACTTGCCCATCTCATCTGTTGCGGTACCTGTTGCCGCCGCAAACTGCTGAAATGCGTTCTGTGAATCAGAGGAGAACTTAATTGCCGCAGTTCCGACTGCTGCCAGTGGTGCAGTGACCGACTTGGTCAATGTTTCTCCGGCAGATGTGAATGCATCTCCGGCATGCGAGAACGCATCAGCAACATTGTTAAAACGTTTTTCCAGGTCACGAGCCTGGGCCGCCACCTGTTTTGACGGATTGCTGAAATCATCTATTAACTTAACAACTGCTGCAACTGTCTTACCTGCCCTTGTTTTTCATTTCCTCTTTTAAGTCTTGTATTTCCTGTTTCAAAAAAGCGCGGGTGATTAATCGTTCACCCGCGCCCATGTTGTAATATTTCGATGGCTTCCATTTTTTTAGGCGGAACAATGCGTAAGCAACGCTTGCTTCGCTGTCCACCTTTATAAGTTTTTTACTTCTTCTTCAGCGTCATCTCCAAGTCCTGAGAGTTTTACGATTTCTGATGCAATGCTTCCAGTTTCCATTCCGAACAGAATCGCCGCAAGGTCCTTTGGCGTAGAAGCCCCAAAATGTTCCATCAATTTCTGATCAGTCAGACATGGATCCACGACGCCGTATACGCAGCACATTAAATTAAAATCATATATGGCGTTCATGTCGCGGTTTCCCTTTTTGTCATATAACATGGCCTGAAGGGCATTGTATCTTTTCCCTGATAATTCTCTGATCGTAATCTCTGCATCTTCGCCTACCAGTTTGGCCAGCTTCTTTGATTTAATTTTTTTTGTCTCTTTCTCTGTGACTTTTGCTTTATCTACGCTGAGTAACTTTTCAATTAAATTCATATTCTTTCCCCCTATGCATCTATTGTGTTAAGTACTTCGAAGCTGCTGAAGTTAAACGGTATAGATTCCTCAAGCAGCTTACCTGCTTCCCAGTCCGCAAGTGTCAGTTCTGTGAACACGCAGTTATCTAAGCGAATTCTTTCTGCTCCAAATGCCTCTGGATCTTCTAAGTTTGTAATGATTGTCGCTCTTGTTGCTTTTCCCTTTTTTAAATTCTCTGAAATCTTCTTTATGAAATAAGATGTCACTTTATTCAGCTTCAAGGTCCCAGTTCCGCTAATCCCGGTTACCTTATACCCTTTTTCCAGCGTTCCGGTTCTCTTAACTTCGGTCGTGTCAAGCTTCATCTTTGCCTGCAAAGCTGTCGTTTCTGCCATGTAGTCATTGTCTATCCAGCACTCTCCAAAAGTGCCGTTGACAACTCTGTCATCTGTATAATTATTCCTTTTGTTTCCTCCTTACACAGCAATCTCCAGATTAATGTCTTCCATTACGTCCACGATCGTCACGTATGCCTTCAGAAAAACTTTATTATCGGTATACTGCTTTTTGATTTCCTCCTCTGACATTGCTTCTGCTTCGTCTCTGGAGACCTCCTTGTTTTCGATGATATATTCTTTTATCGCTTCTGTATCCAGTCCAATTTCATAGTCCTGTATCAGCCCGTTTCTTTCCAACTCTTTCAAGTAAGAATTGATTGCTGATATCAGGAGGCATTTGTTACTGTATGTGTTTGGATACTTTCCGATATAGTTGTCCTCGACCAGCAGCACCAAATCGTCGTTGATCATATCCATCGTCTCTACAACACGGATTTTTTTCCATGAATCAGCTTTTCCTTTCTGAACTGTCGTCAGAGAGTTGACACCTTTTGCTACTTTTACTTTTTCTCCATCGTAGAACACAACAAATTTTCCTGAATCCACAGCAGTATCCAGTGCATCTTTATCCAGTTTTTCACATGCGCTTACTTCTTCCAACACGGCAAATGTAGATGATATTTTATACGATGTTCCCGCAAGAAGTCCGGCGATCCTGGAACAGAACGCCTCTGGTGTATATTTCTTATTGTTTACAATTACTTCGCTCGTTGCATAATTTATAATGCCTTCATTGTCCGCCGTATTATCAGGCAGAATTGCCTTTACCCTGTTCCTATTGCCATCTCTCTGCTCTTTTACCCATGTCAGGACGCTTTCTTCCTGTCCATCAGTCTTTACAGTCGGGCGGCACAGCCATGTTACTTTTTTGATTTCAAAGTATTCTAAAGCCTTGCTGTAATTTTCTTCTGTTTTTTCAAGGACATATACAACTACCTTTCTTGGAGTTGTGTCATTTCCTTTCAGCGCAAATTTGATCTGTTCTTTGTTTTCTTCACTAAATGCTTCCGGAATATCTTTTTCGCTGTAGATAACAGTCGGGTTTGCAGTTGGTACCGTTGTTTCTTTTACGATCATTCCAACTATCCCGCGTTCAGCTCGTCTTATTGTCTTTCTTGCCGCTGCCACAAAGACAACGTTCATTGTTGGTAAGCCCCTAGTCTTTTACCTCCTGTCCAAGCATTAATATTTTCATTGTTTCAACATTTTCCTGTCTTTCGATCCGTCCCAGAATTCTACGTCGAATCTACACATTGGTACATTTGCATTTTCTCCCTGGAAGGTTAATTCCATGTCGCTTGTGTTCAAGCTTCTGCTGCCTACTGTCAGTTTCTGCCCGAACATTTCTTCCATTATGGTGAAAAAATCTGTTCCATCTGCCTCGTTTGCCGCTTTTTGTATGCAGTAGATTTCGACCTCTACATTCTTATGTCTGGCATTTTTTGTTGATTCTGAAAAGGTCTGTGTTGTATATACAAAAAAAGAAGGTCTGGTATAGCCTTCTATTGTATCGGCGCCATAGATTTTGTATTCCGGATATCTTTCTTTTAAAGCGGAATTGACCGCTTTCTTTATTTCTTTAAGAGTCAATTCCAGCCTCCTTTAATATTTCGTCAAGCAGTTCCTGTCCGATCAGCTCTGCGTGATCCGCACGCTGCGCCATATATCTTGCAACTGTCTTTCTTCCTTTTACTTCTCCGACTTTCTTTCCAGTTCCTGCTCTCCCTCTTCCTTTCTTGTCCTTCCGATTATGAGTAACCATATCATGGCCAAGTTCGTACAAATGATAATGAGGAGCTGATGACGTTACGGCGATTGTCATTTTACTTCCAGAACGGATTACTCTTCCCTGCCGGAAGCTCTCGCTTAATGGCTTCTGCGTTTCTTCGTCACCGCTGTTCTTCCCCTGCCGGTAATGGTGCCCTTTTGCTTCGGAATTTACTCGTTTTTGTAAATCCTTAGCAATATTTTTCGCTTCTTTCTTTAAAACTTTTTCCGCAGATGCAGGATATTGTTTTGTCGCCTTCTCCATTGCCTGGATCAATTCCGAAGCGTCAAAATCAAAGTTGATACTTGACACTTTCGAACACCTCCTCACATTGGATTTCCAGCATTCTGTGCGCATTATCCATATCAAGCGGTGGGCCTGCAATGGAATACATGTGTCCCTGATACAAAATCCTCATATCTGCAGTAATATCTTTTCGGAAGCGGATGTACATTCTGTGTGTAACCTCTGGCTTTAATTTGCTCATGAAATTGTATTCTGATGCTTTGTATGGTTTTACAGTTGCCCATACTGTTCGATATTTTTTCCATTCGGATTTGTCCTGACCCATTTCATCTTCTGAAGTGTTCAGGCGGAGAAATGTGATCCGCCTGTTTAGTTTTCCGATATCAACCATTTTCTTCCTCCAGTTGTGACGCCTGTAGCTGAAGAACCATTGATCCGACCACATGTGTCAGTCGTTGCTTGTCTGCTTCCTTTACTGTCAGCACACGATTTTCGTAGAGATCCTGTATGATAAGCATGAATAACATCTGCGTTTTTGGATTCTTCTCATCACATTTCCCGACAGCATCTTTTATGTACTCTTTTGCAGCGTTCATCATCAATTCTATGGTCATGTCGTCTGCATCATCGTCGATTCGTAGATACTCTTTTACTGCATCAATATCCACAGTTCACCGCCTTATCTCATACTCCTGTAACAGTTGCATCTTTAATTGTCAGCTGCCCGTTCACGAACGCTTCTTTGTCTTTCACCGTGCAGTCTTCCCTTTCAATTGCCCTGAAGATTGTAAGATCTTCTTCAAATGCATTCAGCTCTCCAATCTGGGCGATGTTAGATGTCATAAGAGTCGTCTGGTTTCTATCCCAGAATTTGATACCCTCTTTCAGATCTCCGATAATAACTGGTATTTTTCTGCTCCCCGCTGTCTTTGTATCGGATGGCATATCGGAATTTGGAATAACTTTGACAGGAACAATTGTTGATCCAGCGCAAAGTCTAAGCTGCATTGGATTTGCAGGATCCGGCTGGAGAAGATATCTTCCTTCGTTATCCTTTAATGTATCAAGCCACTGTAACCCATCGTCGTTTGTCACAATTGCAGAAGTAGGTTTAAATGCCTGTCCAAGCGTGATATTCAATGCTTTCTTGATATCATCAAGGTCTTTCATTGCTGTTACATCCTTTGTCGCAATCTGCTCAAGAATCATTTTATTTCTTGTGACTCTTGACTCATCCGCAATCCATGTTATCAAAGTGCCTGTGATATTTGCATCTGTATCCGCAAGGAGTTCATTTGTGCAAGGGAAGTATCCTGCATATTTCTCAATCTCGTATGAGATTCTTTCGAACTGTGGGGTTGTTCCAGCTGTTATCTTTCCACCTTCTCCCACTTTCGCAAATCCAGTCTGCTGCGCACGTTTCTTATATGTTCTCTGGCCTTTGCTTGTTGTTACATTTTCTACATCAGCCAGGCTGATCAGAGAGAATTTTGCATCTCTGTAGGTATTGATCTGTGTCTGGATGTCTTCCGGGACTGTATATCCTCCATCTGCAGGTGTGCCTTCTACCATGGTTGCATTTCGGAATCCTCTTCTTGCAGCATTAGCAAATTCTTTGATAGAGTTATTTTCTATCGGTTTTGGATCCTGTGGTGGTTTAATTGTTCCATCTCCGTCCGGATCCATGATATCTTTTAAAAGGTCAAACTGTTCCTGCATATCTTTAAGTTCTTCCTTGGCTGTTCTTGCTTCTTCCAGCTTTCCCTGCTCTACCAGGGACTGTACCATTGTTTTTTTCTCATTAATAGAGTTTAAAAGTTCTAATAATTTTTTATTCCTTATATCCTCCGTTCCGCTCAGATACCATACCGATCTAAGTCTCCTAATATTTCTTTTTTCTGTTGTTCTTTTGCTTCCTGGGCTTCTTTTTCCTGTTTTACTTTATTGCGTATTTCATCCGTCAGTCTGACTCCGCACACGCAATTAAAGAACTGCTGCCCTGAATTCTCGATCTTATCAATAAATCCAAGTTCAAGAGCCTTCTCTGCTGTGATCCATGTTTCCTTATCCATCATTTTCAGAATTTCATCTTTTGATCTTCCTGTTTTTCTTGCATACGCTTCCGAAAGCGCACTGTTCATTGTTTTCAGGATCTCTGCATTCTTCTGCATATCATGATAATCTCCGGAAGCTCCTGACATTGAAACATTGTGAATCATTATAGTCGCAACAGGGCTCATTTTACATGTGTTTGCCATTGCGATTACACTGGCTGCACTACCAGCAAGCGATTGAATGTTGATTTCCACGTCACTTCTTCCAGCAAGAACAGAATAGATTTCCTGTCCTGCCATTACAGAGCCGCCGCCCGAGTTTATGTTTACTGTGAGCATTTCTCCCGGCTGAAGAGATGCAATTGCATTTTTTATATCATTCGGACATGTAGAATCCCAGTCCAGCCAGTCGTAAATCCATTTATCATCATTGCTGATGATATCCCCTCTTACATCAATCTCCATCTCCTTCACCTCCCTGTGTGTTAATTCCGTAAGCCGCGCCTATATGTGTTATCGGCTGATACGTTCCGTTTACCATGTTGACATCTCCTCCATCCACGAAAGGAAGATCAAGGAGATCTCTCCCCTCATTGATCGTATAGATTCCGTTCTGCACGTATCCAGTTATTACTTCCTTCTGTGTCTTTGAATCCGTTCTCAATATTGCTTTTTCGTTAAATTTAAAATAATATCCTTCTTTTTTCTCAGTATCAGAAAGACATTTATAGTTTATCTCCTGCTCGTACTGTGACAATCTATAGCTCATCGTGTCCACCAGGAATGCCAACTGCTGGCTTTCAGAATTTGAATAGCTGGACTTGTCATAATTGTTCAATTGATTCGGTTTAATTCCGAACGCTGCTGCAATCTGCAAAGCAGTATACTTTTTCAATTCCGAATACTGCGCATCCGCAAGTGTTACATTCAGTGGCTGTAATGTCATTCCAACTGGTACTGCAACTACTTTTCCAGCATTCTTCGCTCCTGAAAGCAGGCTGTTGTATTCCTTTTGCAGTGCCAGGCGTTTAGGCTTGTCCAGATCGCCTGTATATTGTAGTGCCGCCTTTGCAGTCAACCCACTCGCATACAACTTATTAAGATATTTCTGTGACTCAATCGCACCAGCTATGGAATCTTTCAGTATCTGGCGTACAGGTTTCCCCATGATTCCGTCAAATGTACTCCATGTTTTAAAGTGCAGCACATTATTCTGTGAAAACGTATATGTTTTTCCGGTTTTTGGATCGCTATAACGATAGTATAAATTTCCTGCTTCTCCAAATACACCCACATCATCCATCAAAACGTCTACATAATTGCTCTGCATCGGCCAGAACGAAAGAACATTATATTCTCCTCCGAAACGGCCTTTCTTTTCAAACTTTGTCTGAATCCAGACATATGCATTTCCATAATGTTCGCAGTTGTATTCTATTGTTCCCCAGAATGTTGTCGGGGTCATGAGCCGATTCGGTCTTTCCATTAATAGTCTTGATGTTCGATTCGGCTCTGCTCGAATTTTTCCCTTGTCCGTCTGTTTGTAAAATTTCAGTGGCATTTTCCCCATTGTCTCAGAGAGCATCTTCAGGCAGGTGAAATATGTAACCTCCCCAATTGCATTTCTCGGTGTATCTGGTTCAATGCCAAGCCAATCCAGAAGTTTCTCATCATCCAGCGATATAGATTCTCCGGCAAGGGAATTCCACATATTTTTAATTTTCTGTAGAATCCTCGTGTAATATCTCCTCTATAAAGTTATCAATATAATCTCCGTAATCATCCCCGAAGGTGTGGAACATTGCCAGCTTAAAAGCACATAATGTTGCATCCACCGGGTCAATTCTCTTTGTTGTTGCGTCCTTATCAATTTTGATAAGTCCATTACTCTGCCGGATTACCGCATTACTCATCGCATAATTCAGCAGCGGATTGTAAGTGTATATTATATTTCCGCAGAAAACCTGTTCTCTGAACCCTTGTGTTGCTTCATTCAGATGTTTATGGCTCTGAAAAACCTCTTCAACGTCATATCCCTCGTTCGACAGATCCATCATTAATTTGCTTGCATTTGCAGGATCAAAACACAGACACTGTATTTTTAAATTTAACTTTTCGCAGGTTTCAAGTACATACCTCATAACCGCTCCCTGATCTACAATCGGTGTATCCGTTACATCCAGAAATCCCATGCGTTCCCAGGCATCATAAGCAACTTTATCTTTCATAATATGTTCCTGGAGCTTTTCCCTTGTCGGGATAAAGCTGTGCGACCAAAGAATATACTTTACTATTTCTTTTCTATTCGCATCGTATTCCCCGGATAAAAACGGAATCATAAACGCCACTGATGTAAGGTCTGTCTTTGCAGACATATCGAAGCCTACATACACCGGATATCCCGTTATATCAAATGGTAATTCATCCACCTGGCAGGCTTTCCATTTCGACATGTCCATATACCCATTCTCTTTCGCCTGCACCCAGACATCCAGACATTTTGTGAGGAAGGCCGTCATATGTTCCGGCTGTTCTCTGGCAATCTTATATTCACCGCGAATCTTATCGACACCTTCCGGATATGTCATTCTTATCGGGTTTGCTTTCTTCCAGTTTTCTTCATTATCCAGATTTGAAATATCTTCATAATCTTCTGGGTCCATTTCGCAGATGTCAATCAGGTACTCATCGTTTTCTACATCTGTGTTTGGATCCAGAACTTTAGAACAGTACTGATATTCTGTTACATAACACGGGTATGTCAAGTCCATTCCAGCTGTTGTTATGATCATCAAAAGAGGCTCCTTTGTGTTAGAACCTATACCTAAATCGTAAAATTCAGTTGTTTTGTGCTGGTGATATTCGTCCAAGACGAGAAGTGCAGGGTTTGTACCATCGCCAGACTTTCCATCATCTTTCGACAATGGTTTTATCGTGCTGTGGCTCTTCAAATGTTTTACGCAGTCCCTGGTTACTTTAAATCTCATTCTCAAGGGTGACCCCTGCAACATCAGACCAGCTTCTCCAAATACGATTTTTGACTGATCACGTTTTGTGCCGGCCGTATAAATTTCATATACCTCTGCATTTTTTGTGGATGTTACTGCTGCCTCATATAACGCAATTCCTGCTTCTTCCTGAGATTTCGCATTTTTTCTGGCTACCTCAGTAAAATATTTCTTAAATCTCCTGTATCCAGTGTCTTTATGCACCCATCCATACAACTGACAAATTCTGAATTTTTGCCAGGGTGTTAATATGATTGGCTGTTTTGCCAGAATGCCTTTGCTATGTCGTAAAAGGGCAAACCACTCTACGATATTCTCCGCCTGTTTTTCATTCCAGATGTACGGAAAATCTGATTGACCGATTCGGTCAATATCTTTCAGTAGTCTTTCGCAGGCCCATATATGCTTTCTGCCGCTGATATTTTTTCCGGATATACAGTCATGAGCGTATTGTTTAAGTTCATCAAGGATCATATAGCACCAAACCGATTCTCAATTTCTTCCTGCTGCTTATTTACTTTCACTGTTCCTGCTTTTAGTCTTGAATCAATCGTCAGTCCACACAAAGCGGCGAAGCGTCTCATTTCTTCTGCATATCCTTTCTGGATATCAACCATTGGATTCTTTACAACGATCACTCCTGTTCTGGTTTCACGATCAACATAATAGGTCTGCTGACTTAGTATCTCAGTCGCTTTTACATAGTTTGCGAACGCATTGCAGTATCCTCCGATATTATTTCGATCCAAGTTTCCAACTATGTTTATCTTATCCAACTCTTTTACAATCCTTCGCCATTCTTTTTTTGCCACATCATCTATCAACCATGTCGGAGGGCGTTTGAGCTGGTTTTTTTCTGTTCTTATCTGATCTTCCGCATCTACTTTTTTCTGTCCTTCTAATACTGTCAGATGCTTTTTCTGCAAACCGACCGGTTTCATTGGTCTTGCCCTTGTCCTCCCTCCTCTCTAGCCTGCCAACTTTTTTATTGTTTTGGGAATTTTGCAGAAAGAAAGGGGCATACGTGGTCGTGGGAGATTCGCTTAAAACTTTTTTCTATCCCCCGGCGGTCTTGAAACGCTCCTGAAAGTCTCTCAATTCCTCCTGCACTGCTGCCTTTCCTTCTTTCTCGTACCGTGTATGTATCTCTTTATGTCCAGCTCTTGAGACTGGAATCAAATTCGAATCTGAATAGAACAGATCAGGTCTGTCTTGTGACAGTTCAATATGGTGTACCGTATCTGCTGTTATTATTCTGTTATGCTTGTACAGCATATAGATATCCAGTCCATCATACCTGTTAAGCACAAACTGTCTCAGATTCTTCCATCGTTGTGCGTGGTATTCTTTCTTTATTCCGGTTGGCTTTGCGTACTCTCTGATGTTATTCTTTCTGCACGGGCACGTAGTCCCTGCCGGTACCCTACTCCCGCATCTACTACATCGTTTGTATATCATGCCATCCCTCCTGTTCTCTGATAGCGGGAGGCGGATTCGAACCACCGTTCCAGGCTAAGGAGGCCTGTAAGTTTCCGTTACTTTATCCCGCGGTAATTATTATGGACATTCTGGGGTTCGAACCCAGGACCTGTCGGTTATGAGCCGATTGCTCTCCCGGCTGAGCTAAATGTCCATAGTATAAGAGCCACCTGCTTTCTACAAGCAGATGGCTCCTACGCCAAGGAAAATCCATGTGAGTCCTTGTACCTTTTTGTGTTTGGTCTGGTACCGGCCAATTCGTTTGCCAGGCTGTGGCACCTGGCAAACGTAAGGAAGGAGATTTACCTATATCCATTTCAGCAACTCCAGTTTATATTATTGCATATTTAAAACGGAAAAAACGGAAAAACCGGAAAAACTTTTATTTTTTCATGAATGTTTCAAATTCCTTTCTCACAGATTCTCCAGTCGCTTTTCCTCCTATATGCTTTGCAACCTGCTGCCAGTTCATCTCCTCAAAAATCTTAAACTTAATGATCCTGCGCATTCTGAATGGAATTGTAAGCATCCACTCTTCCACATCGTTCTTTAACTTCTCTGCCTGCTCTATCTGTATCTGTTGTCTACGTTTTTGTCTTTCTATCTTGTCGTCCTCATCGTGTGTTTTACCCTGGATTACAAAATGCATGGGTTGAAAAGGAAATTCCGAATTGCTTCCAGAAACTGTATCTTTTGTCTGCACAGAGTTTCTCTTCTCCAGCTTTTTTATGGTTTCTCTCGTTTCTTTGATCAGTTTTACTGCATCTGTGTACTGTTCCAATAAGTCTCTATTCACTTCGGTATTCCTCCTGTTTCTTATTCCTCGTCGACACCATGGAGCATCAGATATAGTTTTGTGTATCCGGGAGAGGTGTATTGCCCGTTTTTCAGCTGTAATTGTACCACATAGGGATATAATTTTATAACAGTTGCTGTATGATATATGATTCGTGTGCTGTTTCCATCATCTCTTACCCGCGCTTTTAATTTAATCTTTCTGCCTGTGCGGACTTTGAACGTTCTTTTGAGCGTCTTTCTTATGTCTCCCATCCTCATGAGAGGGATGTTGCTTTTGTCGTAATTCATTTTTCTCCTTCCTGACCGATTCGGTCACTTTTTGTTCGTAGAATCTGTATTCCTTGCAATTCGTTCCGGCTGTAACATTTTTGTCTTTGATGATGTGTAATGTTCATCTATTCATCCTCCAGATAGTTTTTCCCAAATATTTCCGTGAATTTATCCCTGCTGCCACACTTTTTCTCAAATGTTCTCTGACCGATCCGCTGCAGGGTAATCCTGACTTCTTTGTTTCGGTGTGCTGATATCTCTGAGGTCCTGTGGCATTCTGGGCAAAGATATACGGTTAAGCCATATTGCTCGGAGTATTTGCGGTTTGCGCTGCCATAGATATGATGGCGTTCTGTATAGCCTGTTTTGCCGCAAATGAAGCACTGATTTTTCATATCTCTGTCTATAATGCTTTTGTGGTGCTTCTTCCGTTTTTTTCTGGCGGGTTCTTTGGGAAATAATAATCCTCCCTGTTTCATCTAGTGTACCTCCTTGCTTCTCTGATCAGATAATTCCTGTTTCGGATCCTTCGATTAAAGCTTTCTACCACTCCGGCGGCTTCTATCTTCCTAAGTGCTGCCATGCCTCCCCATGGTTTCCCGATAGCTTTGTGATATCTGAGTGTCCCGTAATGCATCCACTTCGATGGGTTTTTGCCTGTTTTTTTCTTAAATAGCTTTTTCTTCTGTCTAATGTTCATTTTTGTCGCCTTTCTTGCATCTCAGCCAGCAGGCAAAAGCGGATGAAGTCAAATTCCCGAAGCAGATCAGCATCTTTTCTCCTGCTGAGTTTCCGATCAACCATTTCTACTGTGTATTCTCCAAAGATGCGATCACCAGAGGTTCTGGAATTATTTACCTGTGCTTTCGAGCATTTTAAATGTTCCACTACCTCCCCAAACGTTACGTTCTCTATAATCGTTTTTCCCGATCTGTCTTTTACATCATACAGGTTCGAAACCACTATCTTTGCCTCCTCTCAATGTCCGGCCAGAAATGTGTTCATCATCCTTGCTTTCCATTCCGGAACTTCTTTGATTTTCCATTTTGCACACCAGTCGTCATCTTCTACCATGCGTCCAATGTGATCGCAGAAACCATTATCATTCTCTTTACAGGTTTCGCATATCTGTTCCTCTCTGCTCATATTCTTAAATATCCTTTCCTTCTCCGGTAATCTTATCAATGTAGCTATTCCAACCAGCGGCAAATAAGTTTTTCTGCACTTCATAATTGCTCACGGGTGCAGTTGTACTTTTCTTCTCCGGCAATGGCTTCAATGGACACCATTCAGGTCTTGATTTACTTTCGCAATCATAATGTTCTTCTGTCATCAGAATTACATCATAATCTAAACAGTCAGCTAATTCACAATAACCCACATATTCAAGTTCGCCGCAGTATGCAGTTCCGAACGGGCAATCATAGCATTTTTCTGGTGTATCTATAACTAATACTGACTTATCGTGTTTTTCTCCTTTTTCCTGACGGTTTTCGTATTCTCTTAATTTCTCAAGCCATTTAATGATGTTTTTCATCATCGGGCCGTCTGGAAGGATACACGCCATATCATTGTTTCTTCTTGCTGTCTTAAACCATTTTATGGTATCATTGAGATCATCTATTTCTTTCTTCTGCATCTTGTTTCTCCTTTCTCCTTCCTGTGATCTGACAGGCTCACACAGGAAGGATGTATCTATGTGAATTTTAGTAGCACCCTTTTTTAGTGACCGAATCGGTCATTTCTTGTCATTCCACCGAATTTCTAAATCTATTCTGGTTTCTTCCTTGAGCACATCTACTATATCCAGCCAATATTTTTTTAGTTTCTCATAATGTTCTTTCGTAGTAATCACATAGCCGTTATCTGTTGTGATCTCTGTATCACTACAGAAAAACGGTCTCTGTACCACATTGTCAATTAATTTCTTAATGTCGTTAATGTCCATCATGTTTGTGGTCCTCCATGATAAAATTTTTTCCGAATATCTTCATAAACTCTTCCCTGCTGCCTCCGGTCCTGTCCCTGCCAGGTGATGCACATTGCAGAGATATACTTTCAGTCCATAGTGTCCTGAATGTGTCCGATTCGGACACCCTCCGAAAATGTGATGTTCCTGGAGAACTGGATGTCGTCTGTAATCATTATGCAGCTTCATACAGAGATAGCAAGTGCCGCTTTCTCTGCTGTGCAGGATGCTCGGTCTCTCTGATTCTTTCTTCTTAGTCCGTTTTTTCTTTTTCTGCTTCGGAAATGACTGCATTTCTGTGTTCCTCCAGCTTTTTCTTATAATTTGCATGATAATCTTTCAACCAGTTTGTCTGTCTCTTCTGTTTTGACCATTTCGCCCTCCTTAATGTCCGGCAAGGAACGTTTGCATCATTCTAGTTCTCCAGTCTGTCTGTTTGCCCGTCCATTTTTCACACTGATCGTCGTCTTCTACCAGACGGCCTGTGCGATCGCAGAGACCACAATCATTCTCTCTGCAGCTTTTACATGTCTTTTCCATGCTTATTCCTCCTTCACTAATTCTGGATTATCAAAGATATTTCCAACAATCTCGATTTTATTGTGCCAATATCCTAATTCTTTACGGTAGAAATCTCTTCCTTTGTCCGAGAAAGCCATATAAAATCCTTGATGATATTTCCACGTTGCAAACCTGTCAGAATACTTTCCAAATTTAATTTGCACACATACATTTGAATCAGTATTTGCAATAGCATTCTCCCAGATTCTATTTCCATTCTTATCTGTCAAGCCTGTATATTGGCAGATGGTTTCTGGATTAATAGGTGGTGCGTATAAAACACCTGATTCAACTGGTTGCATTCGATATTCAAATAAGTTTGACCGTGAATGATCTATTACCAAGCACCCCTCAACCCATTCTTCATTATCAATCCGCTTTGCCTTGAAAAGAATTTCTCTCATTCAACTCCACCATTCTCTACTTGTCCTGATTCTTCTAGCCAATTTTCAACACATGGTATGCAAATGTAGCAACTACACCAACCTTGTCCTTCTACTATCGCTTTTTGGTTTAACATTTTTTCACCTTTAGGTATATGTTTTTCGCATATGCAACACGAATGAGGATATCTTATCTTTACGATTTTTTCTGTTAGATTGGATTCTGAGCCATCCATGTCTCCTGCAAATATCTGGCTATCAATATACATCTCTTCTGGATATTTCATTCAACTCCACCCTCTCCATTTCAATTCCATTGTCAATAAGTTCCTGCATTTCTACGTCCAGAATGCGGACGTAAGTTCCTCTTACCATCCGCATTACTTCCGGACTTAATTCTTTTATGTTCTTTTCTGATACCAGGCTTTTTGCCAGGGCGAATACATATGCAACGCTTTCATCCTCTGTAACAGTTTCCTGAAATTCGATTACAAGGATTTTTCTTTCCTCATAGCTGATAATCCATGCGTTCTTTACGATTTTCTTGTGCAGCTCAATATGAACATAAAACGGTTTTCCTGCAATTGTTAGCCCTCCCATTATTTCTGTATTTCTTTCAGGAACTCAACCAATTCAGTCTCTGAATTAGGGAATTTATTATATCGTGTATGATACGTCCATTTCGGCACGCCACCAGCCCGATCTGGTTCAGGTCCGCCTACTAGGTGCATGTAATATGTTTCTGTCATTCTTGACACCCACCAGCTTTTTTGTTCTCCTGGATCCGGTGCATATTCTTCCACAATCAGTCGTGCTCCGTTCTGGAAATCGTATTTATAATATTTGACGCCTATGTTTTTATCCTCATACCAGAGTCCCCAGTCTTTGTAGGCTCTGAGCCACGCCTTGCGCTGATCGTTATTTTTCATTTCCGGTAATGTGTCGCTGGAACACTCCGCGATCTTGTTGACTTCAACAGAATCGTTTTCAGGCGTTTTGTTATCTTCAACAATATGTTCCTGCTGCTTATTGTCCGGTGCTTCTGCTGCCGAAAAGCAGCTCTTTTCCGGTTCCACTGGTCTATGCGCTGATGAATTGTTCTTTTCTGGCTTCTCTGGTGCATCTATGGACACCATTTTCACCGGCTTCTGTTTCTTTCCGTATCTTTTCACCAGTTCTTCCGCCAGCTCATTCCATGTGAGCGTATGCTGCATTGTATCGTCCGGATTGAAAATGATTCCCTCTTTCCCTGTCTGATAATTAAAATGTCCATTTCTGATCCTGACGTCTCTGTATCTGATGCTGATTAAATATGCAGCCATTCTTGTGTCGCATTTGACGACTCTTTCTCTCTCGCCTTTGTTCAATGCTTCAAACAGTCGCTCTATCTGCAATTCTGGTTGTACCGGTGTCTCATTCTCTGGCGGTCTCTGCCGCCCGGTTGCCTGCGCAAGCGTGAACTGTCCCGGAATGTCTCTGTTGTCTTCCTGGAGCTTCTTGAAAGCTCTTACCTCTGCTTGCGTTATGATGTCGTGTTCCATGTAGTGCTCCATAGCCTGTTTCTGATATTTTTCATCCAGATCCGCAAGCTCACGAGCCACGGTGATGTTGATTTTCTCCGCCTCAAACTCCGCCATCCATTCGGCGCTGAGTCTTTTCTGGACTGCGTGGTATCTTTCCATCTGTGTTCCGGATACTCCGATTGTTTCTCTCACGATGTCTCTTGTTTTGCCTTTCAGTCCAGCAAGGTTTTTCAGCTCTTTTATGATCTCCTCGGTATCCAGAGCTTCTCGCATCTTCTCCCAGTCTGATTTATCCCTAAACCGGTTCGCCTGGATAACAGACAGGCGTTCAAGCAACTTTGATATTGCGTCGTCATTTTCCCTTGTTGCCGAACCGTTAATGCAGTTTTCCTCAATCAAATTCTTACGTGCATTATCTTTTACTTTTGTATATTTGCAGTTTATCTTTCGAAACTCTTCATGTCCCTCCTCTACCAGCATCCTGCAGCACATTGTCCGGCAGTGTCCGGAAATTATGTAATCCTCTCCGTCCCTCTCTTCGATCAGGACATCCTGCATCACTCCGAACAGCAGTATAGAGTTCTTCAATCCCTGCAGTTTCTCCGGCTTGACCCCGTAAAAATTCGCTTTCGATGGGATTAGTTTGAACACGTCTCTGTACACCGTATCACTTGAGTTTTCTTCCTGTATCTGTTTCGGACGTTTCGCAACCATATCGGCAAGGTTAAAAGCCATTACTCCTCACCTCCTGATATGTTCAGCTCTGCAATATACTCTGTTACAAGGTCCTCATAGTCCTTTGCAGCTAAAGATCTCGGTGAGTACTTCGGAATCGGGATTCTCGCGTATGTACACTCTGATACTTTTCTGGAATATCTGATACGTGTTTTTAACATCGGGTATTCTGCTGCCTGGATCAGCTCCAGCCCTTGTCGCTGCGCTTCGTTTCTTCTGTCGTATTTCGTGATAAAGATCCAATAATTCTCAAGATCTTCGTTCAGGTCCTCTCGCGTATACCGGATCTGATTGACAAGCTCCGGTAGTCCCTCTCCGGTGTTGTCGTCGATTTCGACAGGAATCAATACATCATTGCACGCTGTCAGCGCATTGATCGTGGAGATATTAATATCCGGCGCGTTGTCAATGATGCAGAAATCATACATATCCTTGACACATTCGAGTGCGTTCTTGATGCGATACTGCTGCGGACGTGTCTGATCCAGCATGACCGTCTGATTTGCTGTAAGCAGACGCATGTTTGCCGGGAGCACGTCCAGGTTCTCAAAATCGGTTTTTTTGATGAGCTTGTGCATCCAGTCTTCCGGATGTCGCGTCGTCATGATCCTGTCAATGCCCTCTCCGTCCTGGGTGCGTCGGTTCAATCCTCTCGATGCGTCCCCCTGCTTGTCATTATCCAGCAGGAGCACTCTGTATCCCTGGTTTGCAAGGATGTACGCAATGCTGTTTGATGTTATCGTCTTAGCAACTCCGCCTTTTAAATTGATAACCGCAATTGTTCTCATAATTTTCCCCTTTTCCTGTTGTTATTCTTTTCTTTTTCCGAAACTGCATCCGTCACCGGCTTTTAATCCTTCACAGGAGCCGTTTCCAAGTCTGCAGCAATCTGCATTTGTCGTTTCTTCGTGTATTCTGTAAGCGCATTCCTGACAGAGCACGATATTTTTGTATTTCTGCATGAGCTGATAGGCAGAAGTTTTGCTGAAGGTGTTGATTTCGTCATATTCCTGACCGATTCGGTCAATGTAGCTTTCCAGTTTGCAAACGGCACAGCATTGTTCCTGTTCTTCTTGTGTCATTGTCGTGTAATTACTCGGACAGATCTTGTCGCAGATGTATGTTGCAAATTCTTCAAGGATAGAGCTTATGCCTTCTTCTTCGTTCTTTTTCTGCTCTGAGCATCCATTCAGGTTTTCCTTCGATGGGTTCATCTTCAAATCTGATCTCTCCTTTCTCAGTTCGGTAATATGTAAATTTTCTGTTGTTTTTAATAATGGTACCCAGATATTCCAGTTGGCGCGGGTCCTGATCCGGGCGCAAGCTCCAGCCTTTGCCCCATAATTCTTCCAAAGTCACGTTTTTCCATCTCCTCTTTCAGCCACTCGGAATAACTGTGTTTTCCAGATCTTCCAGAGATTTTATGTGCATCTGGAAGGTTGTGGACAGCAGCATACACCTGCTGCCATTCTTCTGCATTTTTGATCAGCTCTCCTTTGCTGTCTCTCCATCCTGCCCCGGCAAGAGCTTCCAGTTTCGCAATTCGGCTACAAACATATACATCTCTCGTATGTATACAGATTTCGCAAGGTACAGTCATGCGTTCAAGAGCTTCTGCAAGTGTAACCAAGACTGCCTGATGCCAAGTTCCTTCAAGATGTCCAAAGCCTTCCTTGGTTCGTTCTTCGTTTCGTATCGATACCGAAAGGACATAAGAGCACTTTCTATCTGTGATTCCCTGATAGATGCTGCTGGTTTCGATGTAGATATCTACTTTCACTTTCTCATCTCCTCTCAAATCTGTAATCGTTCGGTAGCTCTATCGAGCCAACCTATATCTGTATGCGGATTCAGGCGGAACATTGTGTATCGTCTGTATTTAAATCCGGTTTTTGGATTTATTCCTTCATGAATTTTTGCTATGTAATAACCTTTCTTAGGCTTCAGTTCTTTTTGCCATCTCTGGAGCTTGTCTACACGTGGTTCAGGCAAAGGCATATTCCTCGAAGTGTTGTAGCTTGCTTCTTTAATCCTCGGTTTGGCAAATGTTCCGTCTTTTTTCTTTTCTCGAGTGTTTTCATCTTTTGTTATGTAATTGCCAAGCTTCGTGAAATCTTCGTCATAATATTTACTTTTCTTTATTGCACTGGTCCACGTTCCGCCTTTACTCCAAGCTCTTTCTAAGATACTGGCTGTATCACCTACTTCATTTACAATAATGTGGATATGCCAAGCTCCTTTTGTTCCCCTTTCTATATTCCTGATCCAGAAGAGTTCGTATCCTCTTTTTTTATATTCCCTTCTCACTATGCGTATCGCCTTCTGGAAATCATCCAGAGCTTCCTTTATACTTCCGGGGCGATTTTCTACTAGGTAATCCCATGTAGCTAAGATATCTCCCGGACCGAAATACATGAGCATTCTCTGTCTGGCTTTCTTAGCCTTATTCATTACATTGACCTTTTGCATATCTTCTTTGGTGGGAGTCTTCTTCTTTTCTCTCTTCTTACCTTTTGCTCCATACTTCCCGTCATGGTATTCTTCTCGGTCAATGATATCTCCATCCCGGAACGTGTATTCATTACGTCTCGTAGCCATATTTC